AGGAGACGGCGTAGGAGCGCCAGTTTGGGCTCCACGTATATCAACGCCATCATTACCTCTCAAAATGCCCATACGGGTCATCTCAGGCGCATTTTCAGGATTCTGTGTAAATTCGAGGAACGCAGACGGATCATTACCGAACCGTTTTCGAATGTTTGCTGGCAACGAATCAAACATAGATTGCGCCTGAGTCACCAGAAACATAGCCTCCTGAAAATCCTGAACACTCACGTCATCGTAACGACCCTCATGTTCTTTCGCGTGTTTAATCAACCCAGTACGCTGATAATCTCGCAAAATATAATTCATATCGGTTTCATTTTTATGAGATTGTTCAGTTAATCCATCACCAGTTTCAACAGTAACACGCTTACTTTTTTGAAACGCAGTTTGAAGATTAAGTTCACGTTTCATTATTTACCTCCAAATTTTTTCATTAAAGCACCGGCGGATTTACCGAGAATTCCGCCGCCTACAACAGTATTTATCAAATTAGACAACGAACGGCCATCCAAACCAAACGCCTGCATCAACGTTAGATTTGGGTTTTCGTGTTTAAATTTCGTAATAATCGCGTCAACAATATTTTTGTAATCAAGAGAGATTCCCTCTTTTTTAGCGTTATTTGTCTGTTCCCACGCTAACTGTGTTAACTGTTTAATGTTTATCGTTTGTTCCTCCGTCAGATTTTTATCAGCAACTAATTTTTCAATTTCAGCGTCTATTTTTTCAGCATCATAACCAAGCCTTTCTTCCGCTAATGCAGTGTTCATACCTGCATTTAATGATTGCCCCAAATCGGGTATCTGAGCCATGGCACCGGGCGGCGTCGATGCGCCACCCAATTTTGAAGCCAGAATTGGATTCAAGCCGGCTTTTCTCATATCTTTCATCGCGCGCTGATACGACGTATTGGACATCTCCTCCTGAAAATCTCGGTTATCAGATGCGCTTTTAGCACTAAAAAGACCGGAAGCAACGGAGCCAAGCACTGGCCCCGCTACTTTTCCTACCAAGCTAGATAAAAAACCCATAACACACCTCAAAAATGATCAATTAGACCGGGCACAGAGTACAACGGCATTGGACGCGCACACTGCAAATTGAAATAACAATCTAACAGGAAATCAGGCTCATCTGTTACCGCAACAACACGATCCATCGGCGGAGACTCCTCAATAAATGTCTGATTCAAACCGGGCAACGAGCCAAACTCTTGCGATAAATGCCAAGCATCCAGTGACTGGGCATCATTCGAACGCAATTTACCGGTGATTTTCGACGGTTTATAACGATACTCTGCCCAGCGTTCCTGATAACCAAAAACACGTTCATTATCAGGAGTACCTGTTGCGCCGGTATCCGTAGCAGGGTTTTGACAATAGATTTCCTTCATTAACACGCTTTGTTCACCAATGTGAGCAAGAGCGGGCCAATAAAAATCGTAACGAGTAGACCTAGAAAACATCCGATCAAGACCTTGCTGATAAGTCAAATCCGCACGCACTGACGCGATGCCCATCACAATACAATGTTCAGTAAACGATTTTGTAAAACCACCGCCAGACATGTGCGCCGTACCGAACGCAGCCAGTGTGCCCTGCGGTGTGAGGTTAGATTCAGATGTTTGAGGAACAGATTGAATATTAATCGGCGTGGACGAACCGCCGAGGAATTCAGGACGGTACGTAACATCCAGAAAATTAACGTTGAAATGCGCATTGACAATTTCAGAATAGCGTGTACCAGATCGCGCATCACGTTCCAACAGTTTTTGAATCTGAAATGACTGACGTAATTGGTTAATGGTTGCGGCCGTAGCAGTCGATAAATCAGCATAAATATTGTGATTAGAAACAGCTGGAATATCAGAACCAAAGTTTTCTAGATTAGCGGAATACGCCCAATTCCCATAACCGCCAGCACCTTCATACGCAACTACATATGTACTATCGGCCGAAGCCGTACCGCTGAAATTATCGTATTTAACATACGCGCGATCACCCAAAGGAATATCAACAGAATCGCCCTTCTGTAGCCATGGTAAGCAGGACGTAAAATAGTCATGACGTTTACCGCGTTTACGTAATACATAATCAGCCGGATCGTCCGGACCGTCATCAGTATCAACAACGGCAGGATCAATCAGATTTTGATCGCGGAACCATTCATTATAAATATGATTGTATGCACGAGTGAATAATGAACTGTGTTCATAATCAGGGACCTGAGTTGGCAAACCGAGATAGTCCTGAAGGGACTGGTTAGCGTAGCCGGTTGTAGCCGTAGCAGTCGAAATTGGAACGGTAAAATCAATAGAATCGGCAGGATTAACACGTTCACCGCAGAATTTTCTGAAATTATCCCAAATCTGCCGGATAGGAACAGAAAAAAAATGAACATCCAGAAACATATTATCCATCAACGGATAGATCGGCGTATTTAACCGGGCAAACAACGTAGGATTTAACGAAATCGTATCACCGGGCAGGGCTTCATCAACAAAGACAGGAATCAAATAGCCCGCATCAAACGTTGTTTTATAACCGCACGAACGATTAAACGAAGAGCGGGGAATATCAGCAGTCGGTGCTTTGCTGAACTGATGTTTCATAACTGATTGCATAACTATTTAACCTCCATGAATTTTTCAAACGATTTGATCAATGATTCAACATTGGCCAATCTAATAGCAGACTCACCAAACATTTTGTGCAATTTTTCCAGATCAACATCGGTATAACGAGGCACATTGGAATTGATTAGTTCGTGACCGCGTGCAATACAACGGGCAACGTCATCCATAGTAATAGTCGCAGTTTGATCGTCGAATTCACCAAGACGATGCAATGAGAATTGTTCAGGGTGCCTAGAAATATTATTCTCTTCTTTAGCGTTTACGTTGTCCTGAAATGCACGAATAGCTAAACCGTCATTCTGCATATAAAAGGGGGGGATATACGCAGATGCAGCAGAATCAAATATAGAATAAATTTTAATTTTCATTATTTTCAAAACCTCGTTTTAACAATTTAATTTGTTCAGTTTTTATTAGTTCTTTTACACGTAATCGTTCAATAGTGTTATCTGATTTTCGTTTGCTAGCTTCACGCCTCCTTTTGTCTTTTTTATATTGCAACTCTAACTCGTTTTCCTGTTCAAGTATTGAATCGTAATATTTCGGAATTTTGTACTTATTTCCGCGCAAAGTTATAAAATCTTTTTTTGTGTCATTTCCATACATTTGATACCATTTTTTTCCGATACCCGGATTACGAGACATTAAGCAAAACTCACGTTCCACGTGGAACACTTCACCAGTAGTTTGATCTAAAATATCATAATAATCATCATTAAATTTGCCGAATTTATCCGGTAAATCGTCCGGACCTTTACGTTTTTTCATAACATAACGCGCAACATACGCAGCGGATTCAAACGTTACATGACCGATTGATGAATAGCCATGCGGCCATATCGATTCAAGAAATGGAGAACGAAATAACAAATTGCCGTTCTTTTTTGACCACAATTTTTTGTCGGGAAAATCATAACCAAATATCAGCGCGTGATAGTGCGGTCGATTACGCTGTTCGCCATACTCTCCGCAGGCGAAATAGCGGATCGGAACGTTGGGAATATTTTTTTTTGGATTCAATGGATCAGGGGACGAACCATATCTTTTGTGCAGTTTTTTGCGGAATAATTTAAAGAAATTTTGCAGCACCTGTTTATTGATAGAATGATCTGCGGGCAGATTTTCAGGTGCATACGTCAACGTAATAAATGAATTGGCCGTGTGAGTTTGTGATTCGTGCATGCAACGAATAGCCCACTGCCGAGAATATTCGAGCCTGCAGCCGGCACAACGCCCGCAGGGAACTTCAATAGGTAAATCCGAGAAAGCCTCCGATCGTGAAAACACAATTGAACGCTTCCCGGATTGATTAACATAGCGCGATCTATAACCAGTAATTGGATGATAGCAAGGCATACCTCACAATCTCGTACCGCCGCGCATTGGTCTATGATTCACGTTAAACACGTGGGTTTTATCTGCGGTCGCAGAAAACAATTTTTTACTGCCGCGAAATGACAGTTTTTTTCGTTTAGCCATTTTGAATACTCCGTTTTTTCTGTTTAGGTGATGGTAGATACAACGCAATAATATTAGATACTAATAGACTAATCACCTCCCAATTTTCTACCAGAAAACTAAGTTCCAATTTCATCAAAAATTCTCCTGTACTCAACGTGAATGTGGGTGCTATGCAATATTACAACAAACCCTTTTTGGTGCAAATGCAACGACAAATCACGATGAACTTTTCGTACAGTTTCTGCATCAAAATAATGAGTGCGTAAATCAACTGCATAGCCGTAATAATGCAACGAACCGGGAGAATGCACACCGTCATTTGTCGATGTAATAACTAACTCGTGACCGTATTCTGACCACACTTTATCAGCTGCAATCAACACGGGGCGCATTTTAATATTTAAACCCGACAACAACACACCGTCCTTAACTTTCATCTAATAAATCCTTTTGCCCGGACTCTTCCAATTGAATCAATTTTTCTAGTAGTTTTTTTTGCTTACGCCTCTTCGAAATGATGTCTTTAGCATTGGCTATAGACTCTTCAATGATTAACAACTGTTTTTTTAAACTCGCTATCCGCTCGTTCATGTCGCTACGCTCCGTTTTTAAGTACTGCCGCCGGTGGCGTCAGTCCGACCAATTACATCAAGTAGGAATTGGTCGGATTCGCCGAAATTAGCGTCTCAAGTGCCCCCGCAAGCGGGGGCGTTCAGCATGCCCTCCGGGCATATCCAGCAACTACGTTGCTGGTTGTTCAGCAGGTGGTGTTTCTGGCGCAGGAGACGGCGTAGGAGCGCCAGTTTGGGCTCCACGTATATCAACGCCATCATTACCTCTCAAAATGCCCATACGGGTCATCTCAGGCGCATTTTCAGG